TACGTGTACGGATATAAACATATATTGGATAATATAGAAGTGCTAACGGCCGGTACAATTTCTGTTATTGTATATTGTGATTCAGTTGGTTTTGATGAAGAGAATGTTAGTTCTTCGAGTTCAAGTTCTTCAAGTTCTTCTAGTTTTGGTTATTCAGAGAGTTCTGATAGTTCTATTTCAAGTGAATCAAGTTCTTCTAATAGTTCGCAGAGTTCGCAGAGTTCTGCTTCAAGCGAATCAAGTTCTTCTGAGTCGAGTGAATCAAGTTCTTCTGGTGCTTAATTGAGCCACCAAATATAGGAGGTTCAATCTATGCAACAAATTGTAAATAACAGAAGAATAGGACACAAGCAAATATCGCCTGAAATATTGTGGTACTTACTTGTGTCTGAAGCACTTATGAGTTCAAGTAGTTCTTCAAGTGAAGAATATTCAAGTTCTTCAGAATCGAGCGAAAGTTCTTCAAGTTCTAGCGAAGAATATTCAAGTTCTTCAAGCAGTGAAGAAATTATATAAGGTATTTTAAAACCATAATTTGAAAGGTACTATTATGGCAAGTATATGTGATAAAGAATATAAAGAATGTATTATGGCTGGCAAGTATAAATGGATATTGACATGCTTTGGCTCTGTGCTGGCTGTTTTTCTTCTTTCTATAACCTTATCACTGAAAGCCATGGATACAGCAGCAAATTCTGTTGAAAAAACTGTTTCACTTATAGAAATAGTTGAACGGCAAAAAGCCAGATTGGACGTTGTTGATGTTCATATTGTAAACACCAGCAGAAATATAGAAGAACTTAAAATTTCAATAAAAGAAATGCGTCTTGAAATAAAAGAAGAAATGAGGTCTAAATAATGTGTAGTTATGCAAAATCAGTTACTTCAGCAATATTGACTATGACAGTTAGTGCTTGTATATATGTTGCTATATTGGCAACAGTAGGCTGTTCAACACCACAAATCGTTTCACCTTTGAAAAACGACATACTTGAAATAAAGAAAAGTGCAAACACAATCATAGATGAAACCAATAAAGAAAAAAGAATACCAGTTATACAAACAGAAGCAAAACATATAATCACAAGAGCCGATTCTTCATTGATGCAAACACAAAATATTGAAAATGAAGTTGAAAACGCAAAATTGGCAGTCGAAGCTTCAAATTTGAAAGTCACAGAACTTGAAAAAGAAATTGTTGAAATGAATGAACAACACATCAAGAAAGCAAAAAGCGTGTTTGTTTGGCTTTCTGTGTTAGGTTCAATTTCAATCATAGCAGGCATTGCAATGGTGGTATTTGGTGTTCGTTCTTTTGGTGCCTCATTGGTTGCTATTGGTATACTTACTGTTGCCTTGTGCTATGCCTTCATTGTATATTCGACAATTATTGCCTTGACTGCACTCTCAATTGTACTTGCTGTACTTATATATGCGTGTTATGTTCTTTATAAAAATAGAAATTCAATCAAAGAACTAATTACAAGTGCAGAAATAATGAAGAAGAACAACTGGGATGAAACAACCAAGAATAAAGTAAATGAAATACAGAGCCAAGACACTAAGTTAATGGTTTCTGAAATGAAAATTAAAGGAGATATTAATGATACTGTTTCACATATACAACCTACCACCTTACAACCACCTACTGCTCAAAGTTGATGGACTTTCTCAATTTTCTGCTTCTATATTCAACCTCACAGAATTTGACCTTTCTGAAATATTCGATGTGCAACTAATACCTTCTCGACACGACAAAATTGAAGATGGCGAACTTGTATTTAAAATTAAAGATACACTGTTGCCAATAGAGTACATTGCCAAATTAACAATTGTGAAGAAGAAGGTAAAAAGTTTTATATTGGATCAATAATGAAAAAGAAAAAACAAATAGGTGAAGACCTCAGAGTTCTACACCAATATAATTCTAATTTTCACGATGCAATGGTTTTTTCATTGGCGCAACAAAATTGCAATGTAGAAAAAATATGTAAATCACTTAGTATTTCAAGAATAACCTTATACAAGTGGTTCAAGTTGTACCATTCATTTCGTGATTCATATGTTGCTGGTCAAAAAGACTCCTGTGACCTTGTTGAAGCTTCTTTCTTTCGTTTGTTGATGCCACACATTCTAACTGAAACAGAAACACATTACAATGCACAAGGCGAAATTATAAAAACAATTGTTAAAAAGAAAGAGATAGACCCAAATCCAAATGCTTGTTTTAGGTGGTTGGCATGTAAGAAGCGTGAAGAATGGGTTTGGCCTACAGATGAAGCAAATACTGAAACTGCTTTGACTGTGGTTATAGATAAAGAAGATGAAAACCTGTGATAAAGAAAACAAACAAGCAAAAAGAAGCTATAAAGTTTCTTACTGAACACGACGAAAGTTTGTTGTTTGGTAGTGCAAGAAGTGGTAAAACATTTATTATTATATATGCCATCTTGATAAGAGCTATAAAAGAACCAAATACGAACCACATGATAGTTAGAAAGTATAGCAATTCTTTAAGGCGTTCTATTTGGTCGCAAACATTACCAGACGTAATGAGACTTGCATTTTCAGAACTATATAAACAATGTAAAATAAATGAAACGTTGATGACACTAACACTGCCAAACAATTCTAAGTTGATGTTTGTTGGATGTGATAACCGTGCCTCAATGGACAAGATTTTAGGCACAGAATGTTCAACACTGTACTGCGATGAATTGCCAGAACTTTTACCTGAACAATTTGGTTTACTAAAATCAAGACTTGCTGAAAAGAGTCATTTAAAAACCAAGTTATTCACTTCATGTAACCCTACTGGTAAAAACTCTTGGATATATAAATATTTCGTAGAAAATAATTTGGCTTTACAAATGAATGTTGCCGACAACTTAGAGAATGTTTCCGATACATTTGTTAAACAATTAAAGAGGCTTTCTGAAAAACAAAAAACAAGGTTTCTCTATGGGGAGTGGTTAGCAGAACAAGAAGGTGCTTTGTGGTCGATAGACTTAATTGCTAATACACGAAAAGAAATTGGTTCAATTGAAATGGATAGGATTGTCATAGGCGTCGATCCTGCTGTAACAAGTAAACAAACAAGTGACTTGACAGGTATTATTGTTTGTGGTAAAAAGGACGAAGATTTCTATGTATTGGAGGACTGCTCTGATAAATATACACCTGAACAACTTGCTTCTAAAATAGAAGTTTTGTGGTCTAAGTATGAGGCCGATGCTATTGTGATTGAAACGAACAATGGTGGCGATTATCTCTTGGATAATATAACAAAACAGAACGAATATATAAATGTTATTGGTGTAAATCACAGAAAAAGTAAAATAGTGCGTGCTGAAAGCGTTTCGTTTTTATATGAAAAGAATTTGTGCCACCACACTTCTGTATTTGAAGAACTAGAGGATGAACTTGTTTCGTACACAATTGAAAGCAAATGGTCACCGGATAGGCTTGATGCATTAGTTATTGCTCTTAGAGAACTTTTAGGTACAAAGCAATGTGATATGAGTTTCGGGCATGAGTTTAAAGAAAGTGAAAGTGAGCGTTCAGAAAGAATGTGGCAAAGGCTTTGATGCTGACAAAACTTTAATATTGTAAATATAGAAAGAATATAAAATATGGCAAAAATTACTTTAGCCGAAAAGGCAAGAGCCGAAGTTAATAAGCTGAAAACAAAAGACATCGGTGGAGCTTTTTCTAGCCTGTTACCAAAAAAGTTTTCTTCTAATCAACACGCGAATTCTGAACTTGCTGAAGCATTCTCTAAATGGGTTTATATTTGTGTTAAAAAGAATGCGCATTCTGTAGCAACTCAAACACTTCAACTTATTGCAACAGACACTGGCAATATTGCTCAAAAACATAAAAGCATCAATATAAATAAGTTTAAGCACCACACTTCTTTAATGTCTCAAAGAAAAATTAAACAGGCCACTAACTATGTTGAAATAGTTGAACACCCGTTTTTGCAACTTTTAGAAAAACCATCAAAAGGCGAAACGCAATATACACTAATTTATGCAATGACTGTAAACCTTGAACTTTTTGGCACAGCATATTTGAGAATACAGAAGGACTCACAACTTCAAATACCAATAAATATTGAATGCCTTCATACACAATTTGTTACATATAAATTGAATAACTATACTAATGAAGTTGAAAAATATTATTATGGATTCGGCACTCAAAGGATAGAAATACCTGTTGAAGAAATAATTGTTATAAAATATTATTCACCATATTCAGATGTTGTTGGCTTTGCACCTTTGCAAGCTGTTTTTGATTCGTATAAACTTGACAGCAGTTTTGATACTTACCAGTTGGCAGTGAACGAGAATTCTGGCAACCCATCTATGATTATGCAGTACAATGGCAAAGCATTGAAAAAAAATGAACAAGAAGAACTTGAAGCTAGTTGGAATAGAACCACTCAAGGTTTGGCAAATACAGGTAGGATGAAAGTAATTGGCGGTGACTTCACGGCAATTAAAACCGGACTTACACCTAAAGAGTTGGACTTCGTACAAGGCAGAACAGTTACACTTAAAGCAATTGCAAATGCGTTTGACATCCCAATGCCTTTGGTTGATGCAAACGAATCAATTATGAATAATTTAAAAGCCTCTCTATACCAATATCAAGTATTGGGCATTGAACCAAAAATTAAACAAATTGTTGATGAATTTAATATAAAAATATTACCATACTACGATGAAGATAGAATATATTTGACCTATGCTGACCCAGTTGAACAAAGACATACAGATATTGTTGACAATACCATAAAGTTGTTCGAGAAAAACATAATCACGTTAGAAGAAGCACGTGATGCCATTTTTAATTCATAAAGGTTACAAATGAAAGAAAAAATTAAGATTACTGAAAAGTATTTGCAAGAAATTGGGTTCGAAGATTTCAACCTTAATGAAATAGAAAACCCAGTTATAAAACGACTTGCATTGAAAAACGAAATCACCATTGATGAAAATGAAGAGAGAACTGTTGTTGGCATAATTAGTACACCAGACATAGATTCTGATGATGAAATTGTGTTGCCTGAAGCTATAAAATTGAATCGCTATAGAAAAAATCCTATTGTGCTCTTCAATCATGACCTTGACAAGCCTATTGCCAGAGCCACTGAAATGAAAATGACAGAAAATGGTATTGAAGCAAAAACTGTGTTTGGTTCAACACCTTTGGCACAAGACGTTTTCACATTGATGAAAGAAGGCATTGTTCGCACATTCAGTATTGGCTTTTTGCCTATTAAGTATTTTAGAAATGGTTCTGAAGAATTCAAATTTGAAACACAAAAGCTTATTGCTCGTTGGCCAAACAAA